CATCTAATGGCATATGTCTATACAAGGCTCAGGCATTTAGAGATGGTGCTAAGTATGGTTGGATGAATGAGGTCACTAAAGAGTTTGACTGTGATACCGTTGTTGTTTGCCAGAACTTTCAAAAGCTTGGCTATGATAAAATATACATTCTTCACACTGCTAAGATTTATCACGAAGACTTTTAGGTAAAAGAAAAGCCAGGGTTTCCCCTGGCCATCTTTTTATTTAGACTACTTCTTTGGAGTTGTCTTTTTGGCTGGTGCCTTTTTTGCAGGAGCCTTCACAACCTTAACATCCTTGAGTGCCACAGCAACTTCTTCGCTTGTTGGTAGCTTGCGACCGAATGCTGGATCCTTTGGATTAAGGTAGCGTAGACCTACTGGAACCAATGCTGCCAATAGCGAATACACCAAATCTTCTAGCGGTGTGCCAGCAAGATAGAGTGCAAGGGCAGCACCAAGAACTGATCGTCCATATGATGCTAGTAGTGCCTTTAGTTGTTCATTCATTTTATTTCTCCTTGTTTAATGCCTAGTTGTTAGGCATTTCATCATTCTCTGGCATAATGCTTTGTTTTAAAGCTAGGTATGCCATAGAAAGTTTTTTAATATCTTCCGAGTCCAAAGAATCTTTTGCTAACTGAGAAGACATCTCAATGTCAAACTCGCCAAACGTTCCCTGAACATTATCAATATATTCGTAAGCCCATTCCCTGGACTGAGACAAAAACTTTACGAAGCCATCTGTTGTGTCTATTGGCTCCATTTTATCTAAGACGTTAAGGTCTTTTTCTAGTTGTTGGTTTTTTAAAAATGTTTCAAACATCACCATAGACATTGTATAGTTCTTGCCCCTGAGCTTTTGGTTATCTACTATGATAATAGTTATTACAGATACCAATGCTACCGCCAATATAATTTCAAGTATCATACGTCTTCTCCGCCTTCTCTTACCAACAGAACAATTGCCCCATTCATTTCCAAGGCTGCTTTAATCTTTGCCATGTATTCAATGGCCTGTCTTTTTTCATCATCAACGAGTTGCATAAACTGCTTTTCACTGGCCTTAACCGTAAGGAAGTGGTCGTTATCAATGATCTGTAGATAGAACCCTTTTGGTCCTGTGCCATCCAAAGAATGAACGGCGGTCTTCATCTGATCTGTATACATTATAAATCTCCTAGCCTGCGGTTAGCCATTATTGATTACCTTGTTCTGTGTTTGTTGTAAAGTTAACATAGACCTTGGCCCAGTCAGCCTTTGTTCTGTGCTTGTTAAACTCTCTGGATATTTTTCCATTTTCCATATATACCCCACCGTGAACACCGATAGCTTTATTTGAAATCCCAACTGCAAAACATTCTCTGACTACTGGGCAGTTAAAACAAAGTTCGTCTACTGCTGGTCTAAGTTCTAGGTCTTCTTCGTATTTGTCAAAAAATAACTCTGTGTCAAACCCTTTACAGCTTGCGTCATCTTTCCAATCATCGTTATTCACGATTACCTCATAAACTTATTTGGAATCTCCCAACCATTGGTAGTTGCATCGTAACGCTTCTGCACGATCCACTTTCCGTCAACATACGCTCCGTCTTTTGACATTGCACCGTTTTCTCTGGTCTTGTTTTCGATGACTGTCCAGCCATCCCATGAAAGATCTTTGTTATTTTCAACAATCTCTTCCATCTTTTCTAGTGAATTGATTAACACAATCTCTCCTATTTTAGTATCTGTAGACTCCGACTTCGACACTCTTTGCGTCAGCAAGATCTACCAGCTTTGATACTGGCTCTTTTGGCTTGCTAAAAAATGCAAAGTAGCCGATGTCGTGAATGTTATTTTCTATCCAGCTCGGTGGAATCTTGTTAAACTTAATCTTGATTCCACGTGCCTTTAGACTACGCTCTGAAACATTTGAAAACTCTTGGGCCATAGCATTAATCTGGTATGGACCAGCAGAGTATATCAAAACCTCTTTATCGTTTTCGCCCAGGTTAGACATAGCCGTACCCATTGCTCTCAAAAATACTGAGTAGTCAGTGAAACTTTTTGTTCCCTGAATTGCTATGATCATACTATTCACCTTCCCTAAGTTTGTCAACAATAAACATCATCTTCTCCAATTGTACCTTATCCATAGCCATTGTGTCAACTAATCTTGTAGAATTTTCTTCAATATCTCCGTCAACAATGTTTGCGGTATAGAAAGCGTTGTCGGCAATCCAATATATTTGATCTTCAACGGCTATTGCCCTCACGCTATTTCTAGAAACGTACTGGCTTGTTTGCGTTTTCTTTGGCTTTGGCTCTTCCAATATCTGCAACAGTCTGTTATTAAACGAAGAAAGGTTTTTGCTTTGCGATGACTGGTTCGCCAGCCTTTTCTTGTTAGCCATATTCTGTTTAACAATTATAAACCTTAGATATGCCACAGATAGTGCAGATATTATAAAGTTAAATATGATTTCCAATAGAGTCACCCAAACTAATTATACTATGACTTAAGTAAATTATTTGCTAGACTTTGCTCTTGCCTTAGCAAGTGCTTCAAAGTCTTTTACTTTTGTATCTCCAAGATACCCCCAGGCATAGCCCTTTTCGATCATCTCGTGATTAATTGAGTTTCCTTCTCCATCAAGGTATAGCCACCCCAGAATGCGACCGTACTTTTCAGACGAATCCATCTTTTCAGTTTTGATGACAATGTTCTTTGCTGCCTTGATGCGATCAGCCAAATATTTCTTTGACTCAAGACCTAGGGCCTTCTCAGCCTTATTAGTAGTGCGTGACTCTGGGGTGTCAATGCCAGCCAGACGGACACGTGAACTAAAACTAATATCAAATCCTAGATCAATTACAACGTCAATGGTATCTCCATCTACTACGTTGGTTACTTGTTTTACAAAATATTCGTACATGATTCTCCTTAATTTGTTATTATAGCAACATCTTTGTGCCAAATTACATTTCCATATACTGCAATGTTGTACTTGGCTACACCTTTGATGTATGTCTTTTCTCCAAAAGAATTACTATTAATTATAACATTCTGTGCTAGTTTTTCTTCACCATTAGAGATGACTCTCCAGGGAAGGGTCTCTCCATCGGACTTAGTATTATATCTTATTTGGATATGTTGGCTGTCCTTGTTTGTCTTGTGTATGCTTTTTAATATTAAATACGCAAAAATCTTAGTGAGTATCTTTAACATTAAATACCCATCTCCTTGCGTTTTTGCGTAGCAGAGATGGCCTGGATATCTGCTGGTAGATCAATCTGCTCAATCTTATAGCCAACATCACGACCATAAACTATATTGGTAATGTTTGGCAATCTTTTTATCAGGGTGTTTGCTTCCCTATTGTTTGCAAGAATAAGTTCTTCGACTTTATTGTAAGGTAAGGGATCTTTTTCAGAAGTTCCGTGCGTATTTCTTACTCCAACTAAAACTTGATTGGTACGCTCGTGTGCCTTATCCTTTAGCATCTGATGTCCTTCATGCCACGGTTGGTAGCGACCCAGCATTAGCGTAGTTGGTGCAGACCAGTCAAACAGGCCAAAGTGATCAATGACTTCGTCTGCCATTTCCTTTTCTGTTTTCCACTCATAGAATGTGTAGTCAGCGTCTACTACAGGTATCCACATTAAGTCTGTGTCTGGAAATCTGCTGGAAACAATTGTATTTAAAACAATCTTGATATCTGGCCTACCAAATGCTTCTCTGGTTTTCTTTGTTGGGCAAATAAAGTCTACAATAACAGGGTGTCCTTGCTCGGAAAGTAGCCTAGCCATTTCTCCTAGTCGTCTTGCGTTTTCTTCCCTATCTTTTTCAGTGAACTTTAGGTCGGAGTTGACGGTTGCACGAACCCTATCTGCATTTAGATGAATAGCATTAATACGCTCTTTAAGAGCATTTGCTAGTGTGGTTTTTCCAGAGCCTGGAAGACCTAGTATTTGGATGATCATTGTTTATCTTTCTTCTAGTGGCATTATATCGATTAACAGGTGTACTCTATCGATCAGGGAATTGTTGTTAACATAATGAGTTCTAGTATTGTTTATCTCCCAACACTCACCCTCTTGCATGTTTAGCCTATCAGTGCGAACACCAAATATTGTGTCAGGCGATGTTATGATTGGCAAGTGGTGTCTTCTTGTTGTCGTCAAATAGTCTCCAGAGTCTATGTGCTCTGCTATGTCCTGACCTGCCAACAACTTGATCAATAAGACGTTGCCACGTGTGCCATTGTGTATTGCCTCTAAATCTTGAACGATACCCTCAACTATGTCAAGCAACTCTAGGTTCTCAAAATTAGTTTCTACAAAGAACGGCATTCCCTTTTTCCAGTGTAGATCTGCCTTATAAATAAAATAAGATAGAGTGTGTTTATGAGTCTCAAAGCTATCTTGTCTAGACGTATCAAGTAGCCACTCTTTGTCAAAGGTTTCGACAAGCGACTTTATTCTGGATACATCAAAGTCAGCAATTTTCTTAAAGTTAAAGTTCTCTCGTGCCTTAGTCATCGCCCTGCAACCTATTCTCAATCAGACGGACTCTTTCGTCAACTGTCTCAAATGCAAATGCATTAAGTTTATCTCCAGTTGCTTTATTATAGTGGTGGGCACAGAACATAAGTTCCCCAGAGATTCCCCTGACCTGAACATATGCCTGTGCTCCACAACTATCGCAACGATCTTCTGCGGTAAGTACCCACTCTTTTGTGTCTACCATTACTTGTCCGTTCTGTAAAATCCGCTACCCTTAAAAGTTATACCACCTAATGATACCACTTGGTTCATTTTATTTCCACACTTTTCACAAAAAAATGTTGGTTCATCTGCGTGGATAGATCTTATGTCCGTCAGAACTGTTTCGCATTCTCTACAAACGTACTCGTATGTTGGCATTTAGTTGATGTGCTCCCAAGTCAGAGGTCCTGCAAGACCATCGGCCTTAAGTCCCTTAGCGGTCTGCAACTTCTTTACTGCATCGACAGTTGCCTGATCGTACACCCCAGTTACAGGAACCTTTAGTGCGTTCTGCAAATACTTTACAAAACCATTCTTTGCTCCTACCTTTAGGGTAGACTTTAGAACTGGCTTCGCAGGCTTGGCAGGAGTTGCTGGAGCAGCCACAGGCTTTGCTGGTGCTGGCTTCTTTGCACCGTGAGTTGGTGCTGGTGCTACTGGATCATCGTCTGTAGCGACAACACCTGCGGTTGCGATAGCAGCTTCTTGTGCAATAAGTGCTTTGAAGAATGCGATTGGTTCGATGTAGTTCTTGCCCATCTTGTCCCAGATGTGCTGCTTGCCTAGACGAAGTTCCCAGTGCAAGTGCTTTCCAGTTGACATACCAGTAGTACCCATCTTGCCGAGTGGAGTTCCTGCCTCAACCTTCTGCCCCTTCTTAACCTTAACAGAGCCATCCTGCATGTGTGCATATAGGGTTGTATATTGCTTACCACCGATCTTGTGTAGCAAGATTACGTAGTTTCCAAAACCTCCGCCTGGACTTGTTGACTTCTTTGATTCTAGAACGACACCGTCATAAGGTGCTTCAATCCAGCATGGTTCGTGTGAAGACCAAATGTCTGTTCCATTGTGGTGCTTCTTTTCTTTTGTTACAGGGTGAATTCTCATGCCCATTAGTGATGTGACTTTAAAATCTTTTCCGAGTTTACCGTCAATTGGTAGTTGTGCTTTAGCCATAGTTATGACCTCCTTGTATATTTAATTATACCACTTTGAGCCTCG